AATCGGTATGAGTATTAGTGCGGAATCACGAGCCTATCTTCGTTCTATTGGTTCTAAAATTGTTAAATTATATTTAGGTAATATTCTCAATATTGATATTGAAACTATTCAGAATACTCCATCCATTTTTTTTAACCATCATATTGTTGGGGAACTAGATGAAATTTGGACGAGCCCTCATTATGCTCAACATATTGAATATGCTGCTTTACTTAATCGTACACCCATATCTAATTCTAGAATTGTTCCGTATGTATGGGATCCCTGTTTTATAAAACAATTAGATGAATGGGTTCCATCGGATTGTTTAGATATTGTTATTATGGATCCCAATATATCTTTTCAAAAATGTTTTTTTTATTCACTTCTTTTAGTCGAGGCTTATTGTAAAAAATATCCCCAATGGAATGGTAAAATACACATCATAAACGGCGATAAAATTAATATTACTCCCAATGCTCGTAGTTTTATTATTCCTTCGTTAACCATTAAAAATAAAATTGTTCTTCATGAACGCAAAAATATTCACAATATACTGAAAGAACATAGATCGGCCTGTTTTATTACACATCAATGGAATAATGATTTTAATTATAATATGTTGGAATTAATGTATTGTAACTATCCAGTTCTACATAATTCAGAAGGATGGAATTTTGGTTATAATTATGATATAAATAAATGGGATGCTGCTATTGACATATTACATGATGCTCTTACGCATCATAAGGAAAATCTAAATGTCTATAAATCTCATACTGCGAACCTTCTATGGAGACATAGTATTCATAATCCTGAAATTCAATCGGAATGGATTTCTATCTTAGCATAAAGATTTATTTAGTATACTATTTTAGTGAAAATGACTCGGAAAATTGGCATTACTTATAATTCTTCGATTGATGTATTTAATGGTATAAATAAAACGGCTATTGTTTTAGGTGAATTATTTACGAAACTCGGCCATGAATTATATTTTATAGATATTAGTAGTAATATAACTTGGTGGCATGATTATCCATTACATATCAATATAATAATAACTTCTATGGACAAAATATCAGGTTTGGATTTATTAATTGATATTGATGGTCTTGTTTCCCCGCAATATCGTACGCAAATTGCGACAAAATCTGTTGTTTTTATGAGAAGTTTTTTACAGTTTTCTGAAATGGATAATTCGGTCTATCCTGAATTGCCTTACAGTTCCAGAGATTATAATGTTTGCGAAATATGGTGTTGGGACATTTTAAATCCTGTTGAAACATTGCCGTCTATACAGACTCTTTTTCGTTGCCCCATTAAAACGGTTCCTTTTATTTGGTCTTTTAATGTAGCGGATAATTATTTGAATGATGCGACTAACGTTTTGACTAATACTTTTAATATTTACATAGATGAAAAGTGTACTAATACAAGTTCACCTATCATTCCTCTCGTAGCATTACGAGAATTATCTATACCAAATGCTAGATATATATTTCATATGAATAGAATAAAAGATAATAAATTCTTAAAAGAAAATGTTCTCGATAATATCGAGATTGAAAAATATTCTGTCTCTTTTGAAGAGAGGCAACCTTATCACAAATGGAAAAATCCTATTCTATTTTCTCATTCACGTTTTGTTCCTATTCGAATCTCATTATTGGACGCAATTTGGTTAGGAATACCTCTCATTCATAACAGTCCTATTTTGAAAAGTTTACCAGTACTTGATAAATTATTCTATTTTGGTAATAAAATTAGTGAAATATCTGTAGCGTTTAAGAATTTTACAGAAAATACTTCTCTGTTTTATGATGAATTAGATGAAATAAAAAATGCTATTCGACAGAAATGGGGGGTTGATTCGCATCTAGAAGAATGGAAAATGGTTTTAGAGGCTTTGAGCCCTTTGAGTCCTTTGACTCCTTGACTCCTTTGACTCCTTTGACTCCTTTGACTCCTTTGACTCCTTTGAGACCTTCGAGCCCTTTGACCCCTTTGAGCCCTTTGAGACCTTTGACTCCATCAAACCAATCTACATTAACTATTGCTTTTACCGATATGTGGGCTGGATTTAATTTTCATACTAATTTTCTTATTGATGCATTTCAAAATGTGAATGTAAAAGGAGTTGAATATACTGAATCTACTCATCCAGATCTTATTATTTTTGGACCATACAGTAATAATTGGAAAAAAGCCCCTAAATCTATCCCTAAAGTATTTTTTAGTGCTGAAAATATGGATAATTGGACTATGCCTGATGGAGATATTTCATTATTTTTAACGTCTTCTTCTAAAGAGGATGAAACACATATTCGTATTCCTACATGGATGACATTTATTGACTGGTTTTCTGGTTCTACTACGCTTCCAGTAGAAGAAGATAATCCCATTCGCATCCCGCTCCATTTTGCCATGAATCCTCATCCTATTCCATTCTCGAAACGAGAAAAATTCTGTGCTTTTGTTGTAAGTAATCCTGTATGTGATATTAGAAATGAAACATTTAAAGTTTTAAACGAATATAAATCTGTCAATTCAGGAGGGGCTTTATATAATAATATTGGCGGTCCATTATCTTTAAAATATCCTGGTGGGGGTGCGGGCGATATATCGAAATATAAATTCTTTGAAGAACATAAATTTACAATTAGTTTTGAAAATTCACAATCGCCTGGATATATCACTGAAAAAGTACTTCAAGCAAAAATGGCTGGATGTGTCCCAATATATTGGGGAGATAGTAAAGATGATTTTGTTCCAGCCTCAATCGTCAATGTTTCAAATATAAATGATCCTGAAAGGATTGTTAAAATTATTAAAGTGTTAGATGAAAATCCTGCGATGTGTGAAAAGATTGCTTCTGTACCTATTTTAGATATTGAAAGAGCCAATAATGGTTTTACTGTTATGTCAAAAATGGTTAATAAAATGATTCAATTAGCCACTAATAAACTATATAAAATAGATAAGGTATTTTTAATTAATATGGATAGACGTAAGGATCGTCTCGATAGTCTTATGAAAGAGTCTCCTTTTTTACAAAAAATGGTCACTCGTATTCCTGCTGTAGACGGTAAAACATTAAAAATGACCCCGTTTATTTATAATCTTTTCAAAGAAAACCAATTTCAATGGAAAAAATCCGTAATAGGATGTAATTTAAGTCATATGAAGGTATATTCTCAGATTATGAAAGAACCTGGTGAATACTTTCTTATCTTAGAGGATGATGTTCGTTTTAAGAATTTTGTAGATTGGCCCAAATATGCTCAACATATTCCAGATGATGCCGACATTTTATATTTAGGCGGGGTTTTACCTCCTAATAAACCTTTTTTGGAACAATGTAGTGAAAAGGTCAATGATTATTGGTCTAAAATTATCCCTAATACGTTTTTTAGTCCTAACCCTTTACCTATTTTTCATTTTTGTGCGTATAGTTATGTTATGAGTAAAAAAGGTGCTCAGAAAATTTTGAATTATTTAACTACTTCTCATTTAAAATCATATACTATCTCTGACCATTTATTAGGTAGTCCTCATGTTGGTCTTACAAAGTATTTTGCGGACCCATTATTGACATATTGTTTTCAAGAAAAGGATCCTGCCTATCTTAATTCTCAGTTTAATGATATTAACCGAAAAGATGTATTTGACACTGATATTTGGAATAATACGGAATGTTTTGAACCGTTTGTTTCATTATGTTACGAGGGAAATGAATTATATGAAAATGCGTGGTTAAATGAAATATTTGGACCTATTACCTTAAAACCATTAGGGGAAGTTCCTGATTCATGGTTCATTGTTCAGAGACCGCTTGAAAAATATGTAAAACATCTTCAATTACTTGATTCAAAGAGGATTCCTTTTAATGTGATTCATTTAAGCGACGAATTTAGTATGGATGACATATCTTTTTACGGTTTAGAACACTGTAAAAAAGTAATTCGTAATTATATTCGGCCTGATTTGCCTGCTAATTGTACTACAATTCCACTTGGATTTCACTATAAATCTGGTCAGAATAAGGAATTTAAAGATAGAAAATTAGTATGGAGTTTTCATGGGACAGACTGGTTTAATAGAAAAGAACGGCTTTCTGAATTATATGATATTTTACCGCATAATTGTCATTTAGTTCCTGACTGGAATCATCCAACCATGACGAAAGAAAATGATTATTTATCAACACTTGGTAATAGTAAGTTTTGTCCTGTTTTACGTGGGAACAACGTCGAAACATTTAGAATGTATGAATGTTTAGAGGCTGGAACAATTCCGTTATATGTTAGGGAAAATGGGGACGAATTGTATTGGGAATTTATATCTAGATTGGGACTTGTTAACATTGAATCGTGGAGTGATGCTAAAAAGGTTATTCAGGATTTCTTGGATAATCCTGACAAGGGCGAAAAATATATAAATATGCTTATTACTAATTGGAAATCTTGGAAATTAATGCTTGCGGGATTTGCGCCGTCTAGATGCTTCTTTTAACGCATCTTTGAAACGTTTTCCCTTAGGCTTAAGTTCTCTCCAGACTTCCATTACTTCGTTATTCCAGTCGGAAGCCCCCTTTGGTAATTTTCTCGTTCCACCTCTTTTTCCGCTTTTTCTTTTTCCGCTTTTTCCTTTTTTAGTTGACATTTGTTTTCTAATTTAATCATATGTTTTAACCGGGAGCATAAAGAATTATTTAAATAATATTCTAGAGAATGACTGATATTTCAGAATTTATTGAACAACTTGATAATATAATTCAAACAGAAGAGGTTAAAGTTGTAAAGGATGTAAAGGTTGTAGAAACGGCTGTAGAAACGGTTGTAGAAACGGCCGTAGAAACGGCTGTAGAAACGGCTGTAGAAAAGGCTGTAGAAACGGTTGTAGAAAAGGCTGTAGAAACGGCCGTAGAAACGGCTGTAGAAAAGGCTGTAAAAGTTGGTAGGGTTGTAAATGTAGATGGAACTATAAAATTAGTAAAGATCTTAAAAGCAGATGTAAAAGCAGATGTAGAAACGCCTGTAACGGCTGTAAAAGATGTA